CTTCTTAAACTCGTCTAAGTGAGTCTTATAATAAAACCTCCAGCCATTCTCCTCATTCACAGCAAATGGTATCAGCTTCCCACTAGCGTGCCACTTAACTAGTGTCTGCCTCGTATTGCCCAGGTACAAAGCAGCATACTTAGTTGTTAGCACAAACTCCTTCTTAAAGTTCAAGTTTCTTAATTCTTCTACTGTTATGTTAAATTTCATTATTGGCTCCTATAGGCTTGTTTGACGTAATGTAAGGGTGTATATATACTATTACAATAAGTTATATAATGCAAACCTAAAAGTAGGAATTTTGAAATGGATAATATCAATAAAGACTCATTGAATATAATGAAGAAAAAAGGGCTTTTGATCGCGGCCGCACTGTGTAGTTTGGAAAAAGATAAATATACAGTGGAAGATTTTGAGAAAATCTTCGACGAAGTTGATTTAGGATATATATGCAATGTGCATCTGCTTTTCCAAGGAATAGTCACTGCTTTTTTTGTTAATGAAGACAAACAAACTCAGGAAACAATTTTAAATAAAACACGTGAAGATGGTAGGGCGGAATCTATCATAACAGATCTCTATGGATTTTTTTTAATTGTAACCGATGTTGAGATTCCGGAAAACGAAGAAGGCATTACCAATGAAATCATTTTTAAACTACTTGATGATGATAGAGCGTTTACATCATCGATTGTTAATCTTATAGCCTTTAAGGCCGTAACAAGACTTGCAGACAAATTAAACGATAGAAAGAAATAATATGTTCGATGATGACGAAATAAACATTGATAAGCTTAACGATAGTGTTTTTGTTCTTCAGTCACAAATGAAAACATTACGGATGCTTGTAATAGCAGTATTTATATTGGTTGGAAGTATAATAGGACACCTAATAAGTATTTCAGAGTGGTATAGCGAAATATTTATCGCGATAAATAAAACACTTTAAAGAGGTTTTCCAATAAAAGTACGCGAGGAGAGTTCTATGAGTATGATAAAAGAGCATCTCACTGTAGAAACAATGAAGTACAGGCCAATTGTAGAGGCCCTAGAATACTTTAAGAAAAAGCATCCGTGCCACGAGTTTGAGAAACTAATAGAACTGTACATTCAAAGCCATTACAAAAATAAATATGGTAATACACCTGAAGGTATACTCAGGTCTATCAAGAAATTCTTCCCAGAAAGCATAGGAGAAATAAAAGAGATCATAAGCCTAATCCCCGAACTACTTATTAGAAAAGAAGAAGATCTTGAAATGGCAAGAGAGCGTGAATTTCGAAAAACAAAATACGCACATCTCAAAGATGACGGAACACCAAAAAGGAAATACAAAAAAAGGAAATACAAAAAAAAGATGTATCTGTAAATTCCCTACTCACTTAACTGAGACGGCTCCTTAACCCTTTTGCTGTTTCTCTTAACCATGAGACCACTTATCTCCTCCTTATCGTAAAACCTGATACCAGTAAGTTTGTGAACAAAGACAGGTATGAGGCTACCATTGGCATGCCAGTTGCGTATTGTAATAGGACAAACCCCTAGTATCTCAGACACTTCTCTAACCGTAATTAAATCTTTAATATTCATTTTTATCTCCCTCCTTATGTTTGACTTTTTATACCTATATGATATCATAGTATATGATAATAATTAGATAAATACAATACGGGGGGCGGGATAAATTTATGCTTATGATAATTCTCTTTATTATTTTTGTACTTCTTTATGATTAAGGAAAATAAGTGAAACAAAAAAAGGAATGTAATGATTATAAGATGTCATCGTTATTTAGCGAGTTGGCTTCGTTAAATAACGCAATAGAGTCCTTGCAAGTCGAGTTGAAAGGACAACAAGCAGAAATCGATGAGTTAAAAGTAGAGTTAGACGACCAAAAACATAAAAGGTGCGGTTTAAAACACTGAAGGGAGCATGGTGGAAACACTTAAAGAAGTTACTAATGAAATAGAATTCGAGAACAAGCTCAAAGAAATGGCTGAACTAAAAGCGCAGGTAGAACGACTCCATAAAGTCATTTATGATATGAGGGACGGTAGCAAGGCACTTATATATGCAGCCTTGAGCAGTGCACAGGGCGAGTTTCCAACAATAACAAAGTTGAAGGCTGGAGTACATAATTCAGTTTTTGCAACTCATGCCGAAATGGTTTTATCGGTCCAGCCAATATTAACAAAATACTCGCTATCAGTAACACATACAGAAGACATAATAGATGGATTAAATATATTAATTACAACCTTGGGTCACAAATCAGGACAATCAATAGTTTCCAGAAGGTTGACTAAGAATGACAATAATCAAAAAAACGAACAACATGCTGAAGGCGGAGCACTGACTTACTTTAGAAGATACACGTATGCCGCCATATTAGGACTAGTACCAGAAGAAAACGACGGGGCAGCCTACCCCCAAAACTAATTCATTCTTGCATTTTTAGGTCTCCTATACATAATTGTATAAAAACAGGAGACCAATGGCATTATATGAATTTAACTTTCGTGATTATCAAAAACCCATAGTTAACGCATTAGAAAAAGACGGATTCAAGCGCCTAATGCTGTTGTTACCGAGAAGGTCAGGCAAGGACATGATATCCTTGCGGCTAGGAATACGCTTCCTCCTTCGCAATGTATCTACTCTAGCATACGTTTTTCCAACGTTCGCACAGGCCCGAAAAGCTATCTATGAGGGTATCGACATATCCGGTATCCGTATTCTTGACTATATACCAGATGAAATTTGTAAGAAAAACTCCTCTGAAATGAAAGTAACGTTCCATAATGGTTCAATACTACAGTTTATTGGTAGTGATTCTTATGATCGTCTGCGTGGGGCAAATTACAAAGGTATAATTTATTCTGAATTCGCATATCAGCACCCCATGGCTTACACTGTAGCCAGACCAATTTTAGCTGCAAACGAAGGGTGGGCAATATTTGCAAGTACGCCCTATGGCCACAATCATTTCTACGATTTATACAACTATGCCTTAGATCATCCACAAACATGGTATACGGTAAAATTAACCGTTGAGGATACTAAGCACATTACACCTGAAAACTTGGCTATTGAAAAACAAGAACTCTCTAATGATATGTTCAGACAGGAATATTATTGCGATTTTAATGCCAATATTGAAGGTTCAATCTACTCTGAGTACATGAAAACCATGGAGGAGGAAGAAAGGATAGGAGAAGTTGTATATGACCCAACCAAGCCAGTTCATACGGCGTGGGATTTGGGTGTTCAACAATCCTCTGATACAACGACAATAGTATTTTTTCAGATCATAGGGGCGAATGTACATATTATAGATTGTTACGAAAATTTTAGACAAGGCTCAGCGTTCTACGCAAAGATATTAAAATCAAAACCTTACCTTTACGGCACTCATTTATTACCACATGATACTAAGAACTTTGAGTGGGGTTCCGGGCTTACAAGAATAGAGCAGTTGGAAGAACTTGGTATAAATATTACTATTGTTGATAAAATAAAAAGAAAACTTCACGGTATAGAAAAGGTTCGCGTAACATTTAGTAGGATGCGTATAGATAAAAAGAACTGCGCACCGCTGATAAAAGCTTTGAATCATTATCGTTGGACGTGGGATGACAACAGGAAGGTATGGAATGATCACGAACCATTGCACGATTGGTCGTCTAATTTTTGTGACGGACTCATGTACGCATGTACAGGGCTTTCCCAGATAGGTGAGGAATATACTGCAGAACAATTAAGAGAAATGCAGGATGATGCAATAACAACTATGATGGGGCCACGTTCATACGGTAAAAAATAGTCTTGTAGTAATGAATAAGACTCGTAAATAAGGGGATAAGGATGGCAAGGACTTTGTTTTCGGCCAATATTCTTTCAGATCCAAAAAGTAAGGAATTGAGAGAACGGATTCAATCTTTTAATGACACATCGGCGTCATTTAATATGGCATGGCAGGCTGAGGCGAGCACAGATTCCCTCATAGAGGCGGGAGATCAAACAGCACTCAACTCGCTTGGTTTCAATCGTGTGTTGCCCTACATGGACATGTACACTTCAAATAAGATAAAAAGAATGGTTTCGATGTTTAGTGGTATTCAACGCAAACAAAGGAAATCTACTATTGTAATACCCAAGGAGAATGGAGACCAACAGACAGCTGACCAATTTAGTAAGTTAATATTCCATATTAATAATACTTGTGGAACGTTAGATGTTATTTCAGATGCTTTTCATTCTGCTTCTATAACTGGACTCACATTAGCCCAAACCTGGGTGGATTACAGAGATGATCCAATATCAGGGTCAATTAAAGTAGATCTATGTCCGTACAATTCATTTTTAATTGATCCAAACTTTAAAAAACATGATTTATCGGATTGCAATACTATCTGGAAACGATCGTATTTAACTGAGCAAGAATGCAAATCATTATTACCAGAGCATGCTAAAGAAATATCTAACCTGGCAGACTCAAGTGCTGGAAGTGATGATATGTTCGGATACCTTAATAGCTCGTATGTTACTGGTGCCAACTTAATGGCATATGATGAGTTTTATTACAAAGACAGCAGGGAACAGAAGATGCTCATCGATACGGCTTCTGGTGAAAGGTTAGAATATAAGTCACAAGATGATGAATTGTTGCCTATCTTTCTTCAACAAAATCCAAATGTCATTTTAGTGGAAGAAGAAATTCCTACTGTAAAAATGGGGATACTTGTCAATGGTAATGCATTTTATGATGGCATGAATCCATTAGGAATAGATAGTTTTCCTTTTACACCATTTTTTGGATATCTTAATGCTAATGTAAATGAAATGAGTCTTAAGTTTCAGGGAATAGTTCGAGGCATGCGTGAATCGCAATTCTTGTTTAACTTAATGACATCGTTAGAAGTTGAGTACGTACAATCCCGTGTTAATCCTGGAGTTATCTATCAACCATTAGGACTTGTCGATCCTGGTTGTATAGCTAGACGCGATCTATCTGCTGGAATAGCATTAAAAAAGAACTTTACACCTGAAAGTGCGGTTAAGTTTGTTAACCCTATGGAGATTCCCCAGTCAGTTACAATGATAAGGGAACAGGCGGCTAAGGAACTGATAGAAAATGATGGTGGTAACGAGGAGTTACTGGGTTCTTCTACTGATGACAGTATCGCTGGAATATTAGCAGTAATGAGAAGTGACGCAGGAACAACACTTATCCAACCACTACTAGATAGTCTCGATTTATCACAAAGGATTATGGGCGGACTTCACATAGCGATATTGCAATCAAATTACACTCCTGGCAAGGTTGCAAGGATAATCGAGGAAGAACCTTCACAACAGTTTTATAATAAGACATTTGGCAAGTATGACGCTGTTATAGAAGAGGGCATGAACACCTCAACACAAAGACAGAATCAGTTCGCTACTGTTATGGCACTTAAGCAGCACGCGGGAATTAACTTTTCCGAGGGATTTGTTTTAAGTCAGTCAACTATGCAGAACAAGCAAGAAGCAATTGATGATGTTAAGAACATGGCAGAACAGCAAGCACAAGCTCAACAACAAGAACAACAAGCTAACCAGATGTTACAACAAGCTGAAGCTGAGTTGGCTAATGCTAAGTCTAATGCAGACAATGCAAAGGCACTTGAGCTCACATCTAAGGTTAATGATAACAGGACACAGGCCGTTGCCAATCTAGCTGAAGCTAATAAAGACGATGAACGAGCAGCACTTGATAAGATTAAAGCGCTTAAGGAACTTGAGGGTATAGATCTTGACCACCTAGAAAGGCTTGTACAGTTATCTAACCAAATGAAGATGGACGAACAGGCATCTAAGGATGCATTGGAACAGAAGGCTAATTTAGAACAGGCGCCAACGCCTAGTACTAATAACCAAGGAGTTTAAAAATGCCTACAATGATACGCACGTCTAATGAGTATAGAAAGATAGCAGAAGATATTTTAAAGACTTCTGATCGTATGAACGAAAAGAAGGAAAAGAAGACCAGTAAAAAGAAAAAGAAAAAGAAGTAGTTGTGAGGTTTAGAAGAGCTGCATTACTTGACAAGGAGGTTACGCCGGAGGAAGCTGACACCATAGAAATGTTAGAAACAGAAAAGCATATTGGCCCAGCCCATGCTAGAAGAATGGTTGCATATTTTGGTGCTGGTGCTTGGCGAATGTTTAAGGAGACTCCTCACCTTATGGGTTGTGCAGTTGGATATAAAAGAATAGAAAACATTATTAAGAAGCGTAGGAAGGATGGTATTAAATGAATGAAATAACGCTAGAACATATTTACCAAAAGCTTGAAGAATTAGTTGAGCTTCAGAACATCAAGCCAGAAAAACATGAATCAGAATCAACAAATGAACTAAACACGGCACTAGCCAAGGCACAGTCTCAATACCCACCTATATATCTAAACAGAAACGATAAATACTTAAATAGCGCTTATACTGACCTTGATAACATTCTAAGACTTATACGTCCAATATTGGGCGAGAACGGCATTTCATTTACTCAGAGAACGTTGGTTCCTGATAGTGGCAAAACATTCCTACAAACTCAAATTTGGCACTCTTCTGGTCAATGGATGGATACCGTTGAGCGTTTTAAGCCAGCCATGAATAATCTCGATGCTTATCATTCTGAGATGAGTGAGTTACGTAAGTCTCAGATAACTGGACTTCTTGGTATAACCATTTGCAATGATATGTTCGATGACAATGGTTACGATGCTTCGGAAACACAACGCAAGATAGATGCTGAGCCCACAAATGAAGATTTCACCTATAAACCTAAAAGGGAAAGCTTTGAGACTATAAGCAAAGATCAAGCCACACAAATCGAACGAGAACTTGCCTTTATACCTGGCTTTAAAGCTAGACTTCTAATAAAGTTGCATTTAAGATCATTGGCAGATATACCTAAAACACAATACGAAGCTGTGCTGGAAACAGTAAGAAACAATAAAGAAGCAGTATTAAATAAACGCTAGTTATCTCCGTAGCTAGTTGCCTAACGCCTGAGTTTTTCGACATTTACCTCAGGCGTTTAATATAAGGAATACTAATATGCATTTAACAACTCCTGAAGAAATGATTCAAGGTACTAAGCACGAGAAGATTTATCGTACACATCTTAAAGCAATGTATAAAGACTTACGTTGTTTATTGGATCAATATTACGAAGAGACGGAATTCATTGTTGAAGGTACGGGAAAAACTAGGCCTCCTATAAATCGCATTGAATTGATAGAAAATATAAATAAATATCTAAACACTATTGAGATTTTTACTAGTATTGGGCCTTATTCTTACCTGAAATTCTAATAAAGCTTACATTCAATGTTATTGTTTGATATATCTAAAATGCAGCAAAGAAACAAAGTTGATACTAGTTATCTCCGTAGCTAGTTGCCTAGTGCCTGGTTTTTTTTAGGGATAGATTCCCGGGCACATTTAATATATGGAGCAATTTGTGTTAGAACCTAAATTTAGAATGAATTTGATTTCGTATGTTACAATATCTAAAAGGGTTAATATGAAGAAACACAATTTTACTTACAGCTTTACGCACTTTATGATCTATTTTTTGGCAGTCTTAGCAGCAGGCACAGTAATATATAAGGTACAGCAAGCAAAAGCTTATGAAAGCGTAATAATAAAACGTGA